GTTGACAGTGTGTATAATTTTGTTTTTTATTATGTTATGATTTGGTAGAAATGTCTACCGAAGGTCAGATGACTACCATTAATAAAGAAAAAACACATTCTACTCATACATATAAATGCACAACTTGTGGTTATAGTACTTTTGACTCTGGCAATAGTTCTAGACACAAGAAGTCAACAAGATGTAAACAACCGATGATGGAACAGGCAGTGGTATTGTATATTACATAACAGACAAGGACTTGCCTTTGCGTGGTAAGATTGGGCGAACTAAGAATACGGATTTGAAAAAGTTGAAAAGTCGCTACTCTACTTTTTCAAAACCTGGTATATTGTGTTTTTACTCTACAAACATCAAGAAGGATGAAAATGACCTCAAAACTTTGTTGAGAGAAAAGAAATGTATGGACACCTCTATAGGTAAGGAGACTGTGGTGAACTGCGCCAAAACAAGAGCCATATTTCATGACTTTGCCGATAGATGAAATCATGTAAACATTTCAGTTGAAAACTAATTTCAAAAAAAAAAAAAAAAAAATACGCTCCGCGATTACTCGCTTACCGTGTTGTAAAGCGATTACTCCTCCTACTCTCTACATGTTTAATTTTTATTTTTATAATGTTTCAACTGGTTAGATGAAAGTATTTGATATTCCTTTCTATGTTTGCGGTTGTGGTTATGAGACAACTCATGCCAGTAATGCTAATAGACATAAGAAAACTTCATGTGGTCAAGAGCTACGCAATGAAATCAGGAAGATGATAATGGAAAGTGATGTTAAGGAGGTACTTGGCAATGTGTCACCAACAAATATCACAGTTCCTGGCGACCATAACACCGTTGTTGGCACACAGAACATCACTATTAACTTGACGGTTCCCGACAAGTCTGTGGTGCTGTCCATTTACGATGCGGTCAAGAACCGGGAGTGTATTGACGAAATACGCAGTGCGGACCCCCAGCAAATCCCGGCAATATTTTTCAAGTATACGCGGGGCACGAAGGCTGAGCAGAAAGTCATTCAGTTTGACGCTGACAAGAACCTCGTGCGCCACAAGGACCCCATCACCGGGAAGGAAGTCGCCAAGGACCTCAAGAAATACAGAAACGAATACCTTGCCAAGAATGCTGACGTGTACGATGATGACTACCATATCCCATACATGCCTCGGGAAGTCCAGCGAAGCATGAAGGACTTGTCCGCTCCAATTTACGAAACTGGCAAGAAGAAAGTTGCTCCTATTCCTGCAGCAAAAATCATCAAGATGTGTGCGACCGGAGATCACAAGATGTATAAACTTCCCGAGGAGTCGAAACAATTCTACACAGACGTTGCCGAGAACGTTGACAACGAAATAAAGTCAACTGTATAATTGAATCACAGACGATGCCAAGAACGTTGACATTGTTTTGGTAAACCAGATCATGCAAACCACGTAATTACATATGACAATAACTTAAATAATTTTATGTTATTGTTTATTAAATGCTGCGGCAAGACATAAGCACTGCAAAACTCGAAACCATAATCAGCTATCCATTTATTCGTCTGACACAAGATAATACCTTTGAAGACTTTGCCCGCCAGTGTGCAGACGAGTTGGGTGGCACTCCAGAAGACTGGATGCGCAAGAACCGCAAGTTACTTGGTATATTTGGGTCTAAAAACAAGAAACTTGCTAAAAATACAAGATTCCAAGTCCCTTCCAAGCTCGTAGCAGATGCGAGCAACAGGTTCTTCGAGACAGTTGGTCTCGCGAAGAAGGCGCACACCTTGGGGGCGTCTCCCACAACCATCATCAACATGTCAAATGATTCCACCCCCGATAACTCACCGGAATCAACCAATGGTACTACTTATAGTTCACCAGAGGAAAAATTCAGCATTGTTTGTTTTTCATATTGACACTTTTTGGAACGCATCACTAGAAGTTTGAAGAAGAAGGATTTGCCTGATGAGCAAGGTTGTGAACAGTTGCTTGGAAAGCTTATGAAAGCTTTGATGTAACGGAAATATGTGGGTTTATGATGACTAATCATGCTCTTTGTACTTTGGCACAGGTTTCGTTCCACCAGGACTCGTAGGTTGGACGGTAAAAAACGCACCTGCTGGGTTTCTCTCCGAGAGCACCATTCACATCACCGCATCTTCCATTTGGTCGCGACTGACCTCCCCAATCTCCCACACGTCCTCCTGCAGTTCTGTTGACCTGTGTCAGTTCTTGGCCAGAACCTGCTGGACCATTACAACTATCATTAAAACCAGACTTTTTCCACTCGCCGATGTAAATGTCAATATTGGGATATATTTGACCCTTGTAATTTTGGAAGCAGTAGTTATCGTCTCCATGGTCTCCGCAGAAATCATCTACTCTCATAAGACCATTGTGTTTTTGACCGTTTGGCATTGTACGGCCTTTTAGGAAATCAACTAAGAGTATGTCTCCATATTTTACAGAACCATTCTTGAGATATCTTGATGGCAATGCCACAGAAACATATGGCACAAGTTCTTTTCCTTGTGACGACAAATTACTGTTGGGAGGTGTGTTATCCTGAACACTGTACCATGTCAGCACATAAAACCCAATGTTCTCGCCCAACTGATAATCCGACGAAGGAGCTGGTGCTGGTACTGGCTTTGGTGCTGGTACTGGCGTTGGTGGTGCGGGTCGCTTCTCGGGCTGAGGACAACTGGGAGTGCGGCACTGCCTTGTTCCACCATCGACGTCTCCCCAATCCAATCCGGTGTCTATGAAACCAGCGGGACACTTCCACCCAGAGGGGGTTGCCACGCGCTTAGCGTACTGACAAGGCCCCGTTGGGGGTTTAGGGGCAGGAACAGGTTTAGGGACAGGAGCTGGTTTAGGGGCAGGCGCGGGTTTAGGGGCAGGGGGAGGTGGGTCATCCGGTGTGTTTCCACAAGGCCCTATTTTACACTGGAAATTGCTTGCCTGTCCCCTTCCGGTGTCTGTGTAACCAAGAGGGCATTCGTATTTTCCATTTTTAGAAACACGTCTTGTATACCCGCACGCATTTGGTTTGAGAGCAGCGCAGGGCCCCCTTGTACATTGGATTTCTCCATCAACATCCCCCCAATTTCTTCCAGTGTCTTTGAACCCATCTGGACATGCCCACTTTCCATCGATGTTTATGCGTGAAATTGTTTCGCATTTTGTCGGGTTCTTATATTCTTTTGCAGCTGCTATTAGATCATCTGAATCCTTTTGTGTCACGGTGTATAGCTCTGCGAGTTGTTTTATAGCAGCCTGACCAGATGGTGCTGTCACAACCAGTTGAACTGCTGCATCCCATATAGTGCGTATATTGGGTTTGTTTGATACCATGGGAGGTGTGATACTTGGGTTATTTACCTGCTGAGCCATGGCAACTGCCTTTTTCTGTAAGGTTGTCCTGAACTCCTTCAAAGCTTCTTGTTGCTTCTTGAGATCATCTGTTACAGATTGTATACCTGATACAGTGGCATTTTTTATCTTATTCTTTGTGTTCTGAAAGAAGGAAAGGTCCTTCTTGGATATCTCAAGAGCTTCTTTTGCCTTGTCAAGATTGTCCAGTGCATTTTGTTGATTGTTTGCGGCATTAGTGGATACGACTGCTGCCGCAAGGGATTTTTGCAAATCCTCCATCTCCTGTTTTGACTCGGCAAGTTCGGCGAATGCAAGATCTTGTTCATTCCCAACACCTTCTATCGTATTCTGAACAGCAGATTCAATGTTGTCAACTGTGTTTACTTGTTTTTGTAGAGCTTCAGCCACTACGGCTTCGTCCACTATGCTTTTTGCATATTGTTCATTTGATCTCGATTTTGCCCTCTTTTTGAGGAAGAGTATCACAATTGCTGCCGCCGTACCAACCGCTGACAACACAACAGAAATTATTGTTATTAGAATCCACGTCTTCATTACTTCTTTAAAGTATGAGTATATTTTTATAAAAATATTATAAACTCTTACTAGAAAGAATGGACGACATTCATATCAATATCATATCACCCACCGACCTGGGAAATGGCAACCTCGGTGACATTTTTAACAATGATAACCTCGGTGATAATGGCGATAGCGGAGGCATTTCGCGTTATCTATTTTGGACCATAATTACAGTCGTCGTGGTTCTCGTCGTCGGCCTCACTGTGTTTCTTGTTAGGTATTTTAATAGGAGGTCTCGTGAATCTGGGTCAATTGTGAAAGATGTTGCTGAGTCTATCTCCACCGGTACCGAGCAGAAAGTTGCCAACCAGTTGCTCGATGTTGCAATTCGCTCAGTTACAGAGTCTGCCCAACTTGAGGCAAACACCCAGACCGCGGCAAGTCTGTATGCTACAGGCGAAGCATCGCAAGCCGATGTAAAAAAGGCTATAATCGCGTCTGAACTTTCCAAAACAGGTACATATCAGAAAAATCTGGAGGCAGCGCAGGCGCTCGAGGAGCTCAGAAAGAAACAACTTGCCCAGGCAGATGCTGCAGTTCTGGCAGCAACTCAGGAGAAGTCAAAGTTATCAGCAGACTACCAAAACTTGACGAATGACATAATTGCCCAGAACATGAAAGAGGCAGAGGCAGTTCTGCTTGAAGTTACTTCAAAACGTCAGGCAGCAGATCAGGAATTCAATTCCAGTATAGCTCTCCGTATACAGGCAGAGAAGGCTGCTCAGCAGAAAGTTGACGAGGGGGCAACTCAAAAGCAAGGTATTATCGCTTCTGCAAATGCAAAGTTGCGTGATATAGTTGCCAAGGTGAATGCCTCTAAGAAAGCCACAGCAGAGTTTATTAAGAAAAAACAGGCCGATGCCAGAGCTCAAAAACAACCTAAACCCGCTCCTGCCCCTAAACCCGCCCCAGCGCCTAAACCTGCTCCAGCGCCTAAACCCGCAC